TCACATACTGCGAATCCAAGCCCGCAACACTTCCCTTTTTCTATAAAGAAATTCCGAAAGTGTTTATGCGTGATTCCGTATAGATAGCATGAAATCTGTTTTACTATCATGCCAATTCGTTAGCAGTTACGCTTCGTGATGGATGTACTCTTTGTACCCTTCCACAACGTCAAGCTGTTCGTCAACGATGGCAACGTAGGCAGTGATAACGTCCGATGCGTTCCACAGGGCCTGCGCTCTGCCGTGGTACTGGTTCTTCGCCGCTTCCACGGTGGTGATACCTTCAGCACGGACAAAGTAGTTTCCGTTCACACATTCGATAATGGCGTATTTCATTTTGAAATCCTCCTAAGAATTAAGTATTGAGTATAGTGGCAAGCTGTTCGCCCACCGTGGTCGCTGTGACGTTTGTGTTCGGGGTAATCGTTCCACCCGATGCGATGTTGGCTGTTACGATGTAAAGCTGTCCGTTCACCGACAGAAAATCGTTTGCGTTGTACGCTTTGGACGCCTTGTAACTGGTTTCCACGTTGGAAATCATAGCGGCAAGAGCGGAGATAAACTTGTTGACGTACAAGGTTGTGTCTGCTCTGTACGTCAGCGTGTTTACGTTTCCCGTGTCGGCCCACAGATTGTTCAGACCGTAAAGCGTTTTTATCTCCTGCGGGGTTAGTTGGATGGTATGCGGGGTTACAAGCGGCGTTACAATCTGCAAACCCGTGTTTGTCAGCATAGCTTTCCACGCAGTAAGGTCTGCAACAGAATCAGCACGGCAGACGATGTAAGACGTACCCGCATAAAATCCGTTGTTCTTGACATTCGTTGCGGACGAACTTCTCTCTGTTGCTCCCAAAATATTTGAGTAGAATTTTTGTTCCCAAGCGTCTGCACTTGTCACACTAAAGTCTGTCGGGCGTCTCCTTTCAAAAAAATGGTCGTAACTACCATCACTCCAGTTATCAACGTCATCCGCACCAAACAAGAACATCTCGTGCGTGACCGTCACCACCCCCGTCAGCACATCGAGTGTGCCGCTGTAGAGGGTCGAGCCGAAGGAGATGGAGATGGATGTGCCGTTGTAGGGGACGTAGGGTTCGGCGGTTGAACCGATATTGAGCATTGCATCCGTGAACCCGCCGCCCTCGGCGTTTTGATTGCTAACAATACGGATGTAGCAATCTTCAACAATGGTCAGCACATCAGTTTTGTTTCCCGCAGTTCGGTTGCTTCCTGCGTAGTACGCCTTTGCAGACGAATTGTAAACAAATCCGCTTGCGTAAGGATTGTGCGCCGAATCTGAAAGAATGTTTCCGCTCTTGTCTAAAATCCTCGTTCCGCTTCTGTGCGTTTCGGCGCAGGAATACGAAAGCGTGTACGTTCCTGCTTTGACGAAAAAGCAGTTGGCAATCGTTGCGTCAATGGTGAAATAAACAGCAGGCAAAACCAGCAGATTCTTCCCCGTCCTCCACACCGTCACTCCATCCCATCCGCTTATGGGGCACTCGTTGTCGGGGGAAGGGTCACCGCTCCCGCTCTGAACGGGAGTAATGTCTATCGTGAGCGCCTTTACGGGGATGTTGTCGGCCCCATCCGTGAACGTGGCAACTGCTTCGTTGCTGATGGTTTCTTGCGGGAAAGACGCAAGGGCATAGCTGTCAACCGTTCCCACTTCGGTCTGAAGGTCATTAATTTCGCTCTTTAAGTCACCAATGCCCGCGCTCAGGGGAGCCTCCTCCGCGTCGGTCCCGTCCCAGGATCCTGCAGCATGATCGGCAGTAAAACGGTAGAGCTTGCCGCTGTGCCATACATAATCTCCGGCGGTGTATGCGGTCTCGGCGCTGAAGTTCGGCGCCATCGTTCCCTTGGTGATATCCTCGTCGCCGCCTCCGCCTCCGCCTCCCGCTCCGCCCAGAGCGATGGTCAGCGCCAGGTCTTTAGGTTTCATGTTTTCTCCCTCCTCAGTTCAGCGGGCTGAAGGATCCTGCCGGGAACATGAAGTGCACCTTCGGGCTTCCGGCGTTGTCCGCGATCACGATGCTGCCCACCGGAATGTCATCGTAAGCCGACTCGATCGAGGTAACATCGCTGTCCGAGTCAGCTGCCCAGGTTCTCTCCTTGTCATTCGGTTCCGTGATTTCTTTCCAGGCCATAGTCTTATTCTCCTTCCTCGTACATGAAATAGATCTCTCCGCTGGAGATATCCGATGTGGTCGGGACAGTGGTCCCGCTCTTGATGCCGACGTTCGCCGGCAGGATCGTGCCCATCTTCGCTGCGGTCACGGCCCCGTCCGCCAGCTTCGCCGTGGTGATGGCGCCGTCCGCCACGCTGCCCTGTGTGATGTCCTGCATGGCCGCCAGCAGCTCTGCCAGGGCTGCGTTCACATTGGTGGATGTCAGCCCGTCCACGTCCGCACCGATCTGCGCCGCCGCCGTGATGGCTACCAGCTCGTCGATCAGGGCGTTGAATTTCGCCTTCACCGCCTGAGTCACCAGCTTGTCGAACGCCTGCTTGTTCTGCAACGCGGATCCCGTGAGCTTGTTCGGCTGGCTCTGCACGCCGTAGGTCGTGATATCGGAATCCGTTATCTTCTGACTCGTAAAACTCATGTCGTCGTCACATCCTTCATATCGTCTCGCTTCCTCGCGGGCTCAAAAGCTCGCTCATTCCGGTGCTCCTCCTCTTCTCGCGCACCCGCTTCGCTGGGCTGCGCTCGATTCTCTACCCGATCTCGTAGATCGTGCCGCCGATATTCATATACAGCGTGCCTTCATAGACCGTCCCGCTTATATTCATGTACGCCTTCACGACCTGCCGGATCGTTTCGCTGTCGTTCACGTATACCGGGATATTGTTCTTCGTCCAGATCGCGTACAGCGTGACGGCGGCGTTCGTCTCGTAGTAGCTCCCTGCGGCATAGCTCGTTCCGGTCCCGTCGGCTGCGGTGTTCCACTCGCTGAAGGTGTAACCGCTCCTGGTGAACGTGCATCCAGGTATTACCAGCCTTGTGCCGTAGGTCTTCGTCTCAGGGGCTTGTGAGCCTCCGTCTGCGCCGTTCCCGTCGAAGGAGACCGTGTATGTGTCCGGCGCCCAGATCGCGTACAGCGTGGCCGCTGCGTTCTCTGTGTACGTTCCTTCCTCTTCGTATGGCGTCCCGCTCCCGTCTGATGCCGTGTTCCACTCTACGAAGTGATGTCCCGTCGGCGGTGTAAATGCGTTCTGTCTCAGCGTCAGGTCTTCGCCGTAGGTCTTCGTCTGGCTTTCCGTGGTCCCCGTCCCGCCGTTGGCGTCATAGCTGATTGCGAATGTGTTCGGCGACCAGATCGCGTACAGCGTCAGGTTGGCGTTTGTTGTGTAGCTCTGTCCCGCCGCGTAATCCGCCCCGCTGCCGTCAGCGGCTGTGTCCCAGTGATCGAACGTGTGGCCTGCTTTCGTCCATCCGCAGCTGTACAGGTTCACACCGTACCCCCACGTCTTGGACTGCGTGGCTGTGGATCCCGCTCCGTTGTTGGAGTAATACGCGACCGTGTAGATCGGCTCTGTATAGGCCGGACCTTTTATGGTCTTTTCTCCGTAGGTCGCGTGGTCGTATGACGTTGAGGAATTGCTGGCGCCGGCCTTTACCTTCACGCTCGCGTTCTGGTCCAGGTTTCCCGTCCACCACCGCGTCTCGCTTGTCCCCCAGCCGTAGTTCTTCGTGCTGTTCCCTACCTGGAAGTTCACGTATCCCGGCGGATAATACGATGTTCTGCCCGAACTCGCTGTCAGTTTGAAGCGTATGGAGATATTGTTCTTATCCAGTCGGGCGTATGCGAACTCTATCGTGCAGTTGTATACGTCGCTCGACCGTCCCACGGATCCCGCCGATGTATAGCTCGGATAGCTGCCGTTGGGCAGTTTCGGCGCTGTGCTGGTCCATCCCATGGCTTAACTCCCGAACAGCGCCTGGCGGATCCTGGTATTGTCTCCCGGCAGGCTGGTGTCCAGCTGGCTCACCATCAGGTTATACATCGCCAGGTACACGCTGTAATCCATCACCAGATCCGGCAGCAGGTTTTGCGCGCATACCCAGTACGGCAGGCACTGCGCCGCGTCCTCCGGTACCTCGAACTCATAATCGTTTTCCGTTTCGGCGTTGATGCTGTCCGGGATCGCAAAGTAGTCTACCTCGAAGCTGCAGCCCTCGTCGCTCTTCGGCACGATCAGCGCCTTGTTCTTCCAGCGGTACCGCTTCGTCACGTTCTTCCCGTCGCGCCAGATCCGGTACAGTTTCCGGAAATTCCCCGGCATATAGATCTCTTCCTGTTGCCCGTCGGCGATAAACTCCATGGTCTTGATCACCGGCACGATCTGCGCGAGATTCTTCTGCGCGATGTCGAAGAAGTACGCCATCTTCAGCTCGATGTCCTCGTCGTGCTCGATCTCCCCGCCGGCGCTGTGCTCGTCCAGGAGCATGTATACTTTGTCTTTGCCTTCTCCTAAAGTCACTCGGATCCCTCCGATCTTTTCGCCGTCTTTCTCCGCGCAGGCTTCTTCGGCTTATCTTCCGGTTCGACCGTCATGTATGTGTGCTGGTCGATCTGGATCTCCACCGGTTCCTGTTTCGGGCTTGTCGGCCAGATAATAATGTTTTCTCTGATACTCATAGGATCTTCTCCAGATACGCGCCCAGCGTCCCGTTCCCGGCCTTTTCCTTCCAACGGTCCAGCACATCCTGCCGCACCGTGACCGTGATCGTGGCGTAGCGTGGCGCGTCCTGTTGGTCTTCCTTTTGTTTCTCCGCTTTGCCCAGCAGCTTCAGCACCTGCCCCGGATAGATCGTATAATCATACAGGTTGTTGTATCTCTTCAGATCCTCATAGAGCATGCCGTTCCCCAGCTCCCGCTCCGCGATGCCCCAGAGACTGTCGCCGCTCTTGACGATGTAGGTCCTCTCCTTGTCCGTCGGCTCCGGCGCCGGCACGGGATCCGTCGGTGTCTCTTCCTTCTCGATGTATCTCAGCACGCACTGCCAGGGATGGTTGTAGTATCCGATCACGCGGATCTCCCGCCCCGTCTGGTCCCCGGTCTTCCCGCCGGTGACTCCGCCGTTCTCGTTGCCTCCTGCGTTCACTACCTGTCCGTTCCCGATATACAGGGCCGTGTGCTGCGTCTCATGGAGAAGCACGTCGCCGGCCTGCAGCCCCGCTCCGGTGGCGAGATTCACCTGCGCCGTCACGTCCTTGAAGCCGTGGGAGAGCATGTCTCCTCTCATGTTCCCCGTATAGGTGCAGGTCAGAGGCACGCCCGCCTGCTTCCAGGCGGAGATCACCATCGAGCTGCAGTCGTAGTCCGGACCCCATCGGGATCCCTGATCGTAGCCGTGGGAATCGTCGTATGCTATGGCCTTCGCCCACGCGCAGGCCCTTTCAATGGCTCCCATTTTCCCGCTCCTTTATACGGCTGACAGGACGAGGGTAATCCCCGTCCTGTTTCCGCTCGGTCCGTATGGTTCTTTATTTATCTACCGGCGCTTCCGGCAGGCCCGTCGCAATACTGTTCAGGATACTGAGCAGCGCGGCCAGCGCGGCGGAGGACAGCACCAGGATCCAGTCCACTTCCTGCAGGACCGCCGTGGTCCCGATCGTGGCGATCATGGTCTGGCACAGCGTCCGCAGTGCGCGGATCAGCGCGGCCTTCCAAAAATCAGACATAGGTCATGCCCCCTTCTTTTCCAGGCTGTCCACTCTTCGGCCCAGCGCGTCGATTCTCTCTTCCACTACGGGCATGCGCCTGGCGAAGTTGTTGTGCTCCCGCACTTCCCGTGTCAGCTCTTCGATCTTGGTGTCGGTCACGGCCTGCGCCTTTGAGTTGGCCAGGATCACGCCGACCAGAGTGATGATCCCCGTGATCAGCGCCGGGATGATGGTCTCCCACATGTCCCGCTCCTCCTTCGTTTGAGCGCAGGGGAGGGATCGCTCCCTCCCGCTGCTATGTAACGGTGCCTGATCAGGCGCCGGTGGAGAAGATGATCTGCCGGGCGTCGCCCCAGCCCACGCCGAAATCGACGTAAGCGGTGTACAGGTCAACCAGAGGATTGTCCAGCTGAGACTGCATGACGGTGGGCCTGGTGTTGTAGACAATGTTTACGATCTCCTTCATCAGACGACGGTCGCACACCGCCCACTGAGTAGCACCGAAGCCGTCGGCGCCGCCGCCGACCACGATGTACTGCATGTCGCTCACCGGATTGACATGGGCAGTCTGATCGGGGTAGAGCTTGGCGTTCTCGCCGCAGATCTGTTTGGCGGTGGCTTCCAGTTCGGGAGATACCAGCAGGGTATCCATCTCGCACAGGAACGGCAGGCCGTCGGGCGTCACGAAACGGTTGGCCATGCTCTGGGCTGTGGTGATCGCGCTCACGCTCAGGGCGGAGCTGATCAGGTTGCTGAAGGTGCCGGCTTCGGGATCCACCACGAACTTGCGTCCGCTGGAGCTCTTGCTGGCCACGGGATGAGAGGCGGAGGCCCAGGCCACGCCGTCGCCGCCGGTGTAGTCGGAGTTGAAGGCGTTGGCGAACATCCGCAGCACGTGCAGGTACACGGTCATGGCGGCGCTGTCGCCCAGCTTCTTGCCGACCTTGGCGGTCTCGCCCATCTTGTCGATCTTCGCAGCCTTATAACCCACGGGGATGGACAGGGAGAACTCCTCCGGAGTCACGATGGTTTTGAAGGCGCGCTTCAGGCTGCCCTGGTTCAGGTTGTCGCCCTCGTACTTAACGAGTTCGCCGTAGCCGCCGGAGCCGGTCAGCTCGTAGTCGATGCTCTTGGCATTGACTTCGCCCACCACGGGGCTGAGTTTATTGAGACGATCCGCATAAGCGGTATCAAAGGCTTTGCCGACAAACTGGTAGTTGTCGGTCTTCCAGTTCTGGAAATTAGCAGGCATTGTTGCTTCCTCCTCTCGTTAGTTCTCGACGCCGAGAGCGTGCTCGACGGCCATCAGCCGGATCATGCCGCGCTCGAAGTCGTGGCCCACGACCTTCAGCTTGGTCATGCCGGTGGCGTTGACCACGATGTAGCTCAGCGTGGTGGCGTCCAGGCGCATGCCGGCGGCGCAGCCGATCTGCGGATACAGCGTGTACACGTCGTTCGCGGCAGCCGTCTCACCGGAAGGCACCGTGAAGGTGTTGGTGCTGGAGCTGTTGGCGTAGTCGGTGATCGCGCGCTTCTTGCCGGCAGGGCTTACGAGATAGCCGCCGTTGAAGGCGTCAGCGGAAGTGGTGGCCACTTCGGAAGTGGTCGCGGTCACGGTGGTGGCGCTGCCGCCGGAAGCGGCGAAGGTGGGCGCCTTGCACTCGAAGATGAGTTCGGGGTTGTCGTACACCAGGATCTCGGTGCCGTCGGCCCTGGGGTTCAGGGGATCGGCGGTTCCGGGATGAGCCTCGGCGGCGATGCCCAGGATGGGGCCGGTCTGGTTGGCAGCGGCAAGAACGACGAAGCCGCCGCTCAGCTGCACCACAGCGCCCGCACCAATGGCGGTATTATAGGCGATCGGATAGCTCCGGGCCGTGCAGCCGACGTTTCCGGCTGCGTTCTGAATGGGTTTCATGCTTTTCCCTCCTGTTTCGTTTTTTGAATCATCTGTTCTGCCGGGACAGAAATTCCTTCGCGGTCATCTTCATGTTCGGGTAGTTGCGGTTCCACTCCTCCAAAGCTCTCTGCTGCGATGCAGTCAGTGTCTCGGATCCCGCTCCGCCTCCGGTCCCCGTGCTGCGCTCGGACTTGGACGCGCTTCTCGCGGCGGCTGCTTTCCCTGCCGTTCCCGTGATATCCAGCCAGTCCCCGTACAGTCCGGCCAGCGGCTCCCGTCCGTATCTGGATCCGCAGAATCTCCTGAACGCTTTGTTGTTGTCCAGCTCTGTGATATCCACGTCGGGATACTGTTCCGCAAAGGCCGCGGCGTCCTGTGCTACCCAGCGCTCCAGTGCCGCTCGGTCGTCGTCCTGCTTTTTCTTGGCAGCTGCTTCCGCCCGCTGCTCCCGCAGGAAGTCCCGGTTATCCTCTTCCTCGGTGACTTCCGCCACAGATCTGCCTTCGGCTTTTGCCCTGGCTTCGATCTGCTGCTTCCGTGCAGCCTTGGAATAGGCTTCGAGCCCTTCGATATTCGTGATCGTTTCTCCCGTCGTCGGGTCGCGCATGCCCAGCTTGGAGAAGCGCCGCGACATCTCTTCCATGGCTCTCTGATACCCGGCGTCCTCGCCGGCACGGCGCGCCGCCTGGTATCGTCTGTTGTCTTCATGCGTCTGACGGCTCTGTTCGGGGGCTTCAGAGCTCTCTGCACCCTCGGCGTCCTGCGCCGCGTCTTCCGCTTCCTGAGGATTTACGACTTCCTCCGCCTCTGCCCCGTAAAGGCTTTCGTTTTCTTCCATGGGGTTCTATTCCTTTCTCCGCCTTGTGCTGCCGGCGGCCCGCGAATTATACCGGTGAGGAGGGTATCTGCACCCTCCTCCGCGTATGGCGTTTTAAGCATCCACCCTTCCGGGATCCCGCTCCACGCCTATATCACCGGCAATACCATGTTAAAGGAAAAGTTTCCCCAATCTTCCCCGACTTTTTCCCAGTGTTTTCAATGCTTTGCAGGTTTTCATGCAAAAAGGAACGGACGTTTCCGCCCGCTCCTACAGTCTCGATGTTCGGTTCTGTTCTGCCAGCCAGTCCTCGAAGGATCTCCGCTGTTCCGTCGTTTCCTCTTCCCCTTTGGCGAATCCCATCTGCACCGCCAGCTCGTGCAGCGCCTTGATGGCGTTGGCTGCGTCGAATACCCAGTGTCCGTCCGGCACCTTCTGCCGCTCGTCCGGATCCCAGGACAAATGCGGCACGGCCTGCATGGATCGGTCCACCACTTCCACCAGGCGCCGCCCGATCCACGCCTCGCTGATCCCCAGCTCGTCGAACAGCTTCCGCTCCAGCTCTCGCCGGTACTTCTGCACCTCCGGCATAGACAGCAACCGCGACGCCTGCTGCTCGGCGGATCTCTTGCTGTACCCGGCCGCGATGGCCGCTTCCTTCCCGATTCCTGTCTGAAGGTATGCCTCCACGAATTTCTTCTGTCTCACCGTCAGGGCCATAGCTTCACCTTCTCGTAAAACTCACGCTGCATCTGATACACCCGGCCTTTCCCGATCCGGTACCGCTCCGCCGCGATCCTCGGACTCACGCCCTTCAGGATAACGGCTGTCAGCGCCACCCTCTCCACGCTTCCCAGAGAGATGCGGTCGATCAGGTCCCGTATGCTCTCCCGCTCCGCCGCCGGCAGCTGCCCCCACAGGTCCAGCTTCGCCCGTATGAATCTCTGTTCCCGCACGGATCTGGCACAGCTCACGGGATAGAATCGCGTCGAATCGTTCTTCCGCTTCGTCATCTCCGCCTTCTCCTTCCCCGCCGCTCCAGCTGCGTGATCAGCTTCTCATGCTTCGGCTCCTGCTTCTCCAGCACCGCCGTCCTCTGCTGGTGTCTCGTCGCGTAGGTTATCGCCGCCGCCATCACCAGGTCGTCGTGCTTCCCTGCCATGGCCTCCGGTCGATGGTTCTCGTCGTAGACGAAAGTCAGCATCTCACCCAGCAGCTCCTCGTCCCGGAACCACTGCGGATGTGATCCGAAGGTCTCCACCAGTCCGGCTATGATCCTCGGCCTGGTCTGCCGGTCCGTCCTGAATCCGTAGCTCTGTTTCCGCTGGCCGGTGTACGTGTCCTCCCGCTCCCGCGTGTACTGATTGGGATAGCCCAGCTCCTGCAGCTTCATCACGGGATACGTGGAGAAGTTCGCCTCGATCGCCGCCATGGCGTCGTTGTAATACTTCCCCAGGGCGTACACGGCTTTCACATACTCCGGCTCCGAATACTGCCGGCACAGCGCCGCCACCTGTTCGCCCGTGGAATTGTCTATGACCATGGCAGTGAATCTGTCGCTCCCCTCGCCGGCGGTATCACCGCCCATCACGTAGGGATGCCCGTACTCCGGCTCCTTCCAGATCTTGATCTCGCCCAGCGGATCGTCCTCCCACCGATAAGGGCCTTCCCCCTGGGGGGAAGGTGCCGTGTCAGCGGCGGATGAGGGGTCATCCCACACGAACCGTCCTCGCTTTATCGGCGCCGGCGCGGTCTCGCGGCGGAGGATCACCTGCTCGTTGTCGAACACGCCGCTGCCGGAATGGAGGAACGCCTCGTCCGGATTACTTGGATACTCCTGGCGGAACATGTCCAGACTCCCGCCGCAGTTGTTGGCGATGCACCAGCGCCGCCACTGCAGCTGTTCGTCCGTCAGATGGTACCGCTCTCGCATGGCCTCCTCGTCCGGCGTCCACTCGGTCCCCGGCACGGGATCCATGCTGTATTCCGGGTTCTCGAACCATGCGAAGAACACGGCCTCGAAGTCGTTCTCTCCCGCCACGGCGGCGTCCCATCTCTCCTTGAAGTCCTCGTATCCGTTGGCCGTGGATTCTATGACCACCATGCTCCCCGGTGTTGACGGCACGGCCTGCAGGATCCCCGTCAAAGTGGAGGCTTTCCCGTCGGATCCGTCCGGCCAGAAGGCATACTCGGATAAATGCACGCACTGCAGCGTATCGCTTCGGCCTATGCCTTTGCCGCCGGCAGTGGCGCAGCGGATCCT